AACAATGTGAGCAATGATGTTATCTCCTGAGGCTCTAGTCTTGCACTTACAAAGTCTCTATTTACAAAACTACTGCCAGCATTAGGTTCATTGAGATATTCACTGTGAAACTTCAAACAGTTATCAATCAAGTCTTGCATTTGCTGTGCAATAACCATCATTGTGCTGTCATTCTGAGATCGGTCTATTCGCTTGGCCTCTGCTGTTTCTCCCACCAACTTCTGTCCAAGTACTGCGGCTAGTGAAAGAGTATTGATCTGTTCTGCAATATCCTTCAATCTTGTGAACTGGCTGTCATAGCTGTCTCCTGATGGGCTGATATATTCCATGCGAGACTCAGGTGGCAATGATAATGCTTCATTAGGGCCTGTTGTTATCTCATCTGCATTTGGAAAACCAAAGACAGCAAGCATAGGAACAGAACTGATATGCAAGATATTATCTAAGTCAGACTGTATCTGGTAATGCTTTAGGTTTAGTTCTGCAATGTCATACAAAGGACTGCGGCTTTCATAAAATCCAACTCTATTGGAGTAGGCAATGGTAAAAGGAATCTTGTCCTTAAGGCTCATTTCACCTTCATCAAATAATTTATATTCATTCTTTTTGTCATCTTTNCTGTGNATNTCNTATCTGCCCCTTTCCAATACCCTGATCTGTTTAATGATCTTGTCACCATACTTTCCGTCTGGTTCAACAACCTGTTCTAGTAAACGCAACTGTGTGAGTTGCCTTACACCATCTATAATCTCAGACCTAAATCCTAGAATATCTTTTGGTGTATAAGTCACCCAATATGGTCTGGTTTTGTCCCCTTCTTTAGGTGCATCTACTAATACTCCAACATGACCAAAGCTGATTGCTAGTCTTGCTGTGTTGTATAGCCAAACGTTTAGATCATTACCTTCAAGGTCAACATCAAACAACTGTTCTCTTACTAAGTCAGATACATCATCAAGTCTTACTGGCTTCCTGACCAACATACCTGACAACATTTTCTCGATTCGTTGCAGATAAGGAACTACTGTCGACCTGCTGAGTCTGACATCATAGCTACTGTCTGTCTCGCGACTTTCTTGCGGCAAATACTTTCTATGTTCACTCCTAATCTTGTATGTACCTTCCTTCAAATCTGTTATCAAATCCCAGAACTGACTCATTCTCTGGTAAGCCGCATTTGGGCTTGCAACTGTGGTGGCAGCTTGTGTTATGGGCTGATTGTAAATATTTAGTGAGCTATACACAGTTTTGCCTCAATACTATCATGTTCTTAATATATTCTAATCCCTGTAGGTTTGCCCGACCTAGCAAATAATGGATTGAACTCACGCCATACAAGATAACCTAAAGCATCAGCCATGTGGTCATAGCCTGACTCTTTATCTGGTTCTCCTTTTTCTGTGTATGACTGAAGTTCCATTGATTCAATTAGCTTTCTGCAACTGGCATGGATTTGTAAACGGCTTTCTCCTTTGCCGTTACATAGTAAAGCCTGTACGGAAGAAATCCTGTCTCTGACTGGTGGGTTGGAACGTGGGCTTTGATTGCTGAAGCCGTATCCTTCAAGAATCTGAATGTCCGTCTGACTTGCATTAGTACTTCTGTTGCCTCCACTTGCATCTGGGTATATGTAAATCTTATTCATAGGGTATCTGGCTTTAATCTCTTGGGCAATGCTATCTGTATCGTGACTCCCACTAATTTCGTCAAATATTAACAATTTTTGATTTTGGACAATACCTATCACGCAGTTCATGTTCGATATATTAAAATCCAAGCCGATTCTCAGGGGTTCAAGGCCAATATCAGGTTTAAAAGTAGTGACATTGTTTTCTCTGGTAAAGCGATCATATATTTGCCCAGTAGTTAAATTAATAAACTCTCCATTGAGGTAGGCTTGCAACATTGATGGATCGTAGTTAGCTTGCATACGCTCTATAAAATCAGAGGGCAAATGTGGGTTATCTTGAGTCCTCATCTTGATTAGCTGCCTATCTTTTCTTTCCTTTGCTTCATCTGTACCAAATGTGTTATATAACCAGCGGAATCCTTCTGGTGTACTAGCTGCACAAAACTGTCGAACATTACCAGCCCTTAGTCGTCCTAGTATCTTTGGGAAAGCCCTGTCACAAATACTTGGGCTAACAACGTCTATTTCGTCTGCAAGGCAAAATGCCAGATTCAAGCCTATTATCCGACTCCAGTTCTCGAATGACCTACATAACAGCTTGCAGTCTCCCTCCTTCAGATGCACAACGTACTCAGGCAAAGGACTGGCTCTGAAGCTGTAAGGTATTTCATAATGCTCAAGGAACTGATCGAAGTCTGTTTGCCAGATGTCTCTTAAAAGCGGGCCAGTTGGTTCAAGGATTGCACCGATATAGCCTACATTTTGAGCCATAAGCTTCAAGGCCATTGCACAAAGCGATCTTGTTTTCCCTGCACCGTATCCAGCAGAAAGCCCAACTATCTCATTCTGATTATCAAAGAACTGCTGTTGCTGTGGGTGCAAGTCATTTCTAATCCTTTCTAGTAGCTCTCCAGTATCAATGTCAGTGTAATGACTGCCTATATGATCTAATACAGAACCTTCCCTATTCAGTATGCTCAAGACATCACCTGACCGACCTTTGCCATTGAATTTATACAGCCCAAAGCAACTGTTAGCTGCCCTGATTTCCTAGCCTCTTTTGCTAGTGATGCGTATTGTGCTAAAACTTCAGCAGTAAATTGTCTGCGGTCAATATCAAAATCTTGCTTCAAAATCTCTCTGGCATCTTGCATATAACTATCTACAGTCCTTGAAGATACACCCCATTCTGTCGAAGCAAATCGAACTATCTCTGATCTAACAGTCCCAACAGACAAAAGACTAGCCACTTTGTTCACTCTGAACTCATGCTCATTCTTGCTAGTTCTGCCGTTGGCCACTATGGAATTATGGTTTTTATTATTTTAAATGTAGCGTCAATCGCTAGTTTTTGTCGATTTCTTACTAATATCTAAGCGGTGAGAATCATCAATATGTGCTTTTTCAAGAGATTCAGCTTGAGTTTTATAGGTTTGTATATGTTTGTCTTGATGCTTTTGTATTTCAACTAAAACATCTTGTAAATCACTGATAGCTTTCATTGAAATAAGCTTTTGTTTATAAATTTGCCTTCTTTTTGATTCAGTTAACTCAAAAATACCTTCAAGTCCTCTATCTTGTTTTTTCCAATAATCCAATAATTTATGTTGTGTTTGTAAGGACTGCAAACATTCAGCAGCGTAAGAATTGACTTCATTAATAGTCATGTTTTTAATTTTCTTTTGTTTCATGGTTTTTTTTTTGTTTTGCTTGATTTTCCCAACTTGTTTTGAGAAATATTAGTTCATCAATCCTCTTTCTAAGTGCATTGATGCGGTCATTGTTGAAGCTGTCGAAGTCTTTGTTTTTCATAATTATGGCCTATAAAATTCACCATAGATTTCTTTTCCTTTTATGTCTCTAGCTTTTATTGCTTTTTCCAATGTAGGGAAAGAACCAAGTGAGTAACTTTTATTTTGTTGACTTATACAAACATAGTAAGGATTTAAGGTTTGATTAGGCATAAATGAAATTGATTTATAACCTGATGTATTATTGGAACCAATTTTTCTGTTGCTACTATTTTGTTGTATTGTAGCTTTCCTTAAATTATGAAAAGCATTATTACCTGTATTACCATCTTTATGGTCTACTTCATAAGGGTGCGGATCTTTTTTTGTAACTAACAGCCAAGCAAGCCTATGTGCAGCGTACCCTTTGCAATTAATGGTTATATAAACATAACCTTTTTTTGTAACCCTACCAGCAACAGAACCAGCTTTTTTGTTGGACTTTTTAACTTTCCAAGTAAAAACACCAGTAATAATGTTGTAATTTAAAAGTTTTTTTATTAAGTCAAATGGTGGAAGTTTTTTAGCTCTACAAAACATTTTTTTTGCCATTTTAAAAAACCTTTTGAGTACGAAGTTTTCTGTTAGGAAATTTTATTAAATCTAATTTTTTACATTTACCATTCATTTTTACTGTTTTCAAAGCTTTATTTGTAGCTTCAACAGAATTTTCTATAAATCTTTTTTCCTCTTCAAGTTCTTTTTTTAAGCTGGTTATTGATCTTGTAAGACCATATAAAATATGTTCATCATTTTTTTCATGCTCTCTTATGTGTTGTAGCCCTTCTTCTAGCCTTTGAATTTTTTGTTTTTCTGTAGTTTTTTTATACTCTTCATTGTATAAATCAATAAAACTTTCTACATTCCAAAGATCAGAAGGCATTTTTATTGTGTAGTCAATAGATCCATTGTTCCTCATATAACTACGAACAATACCGACACCTCCTACCTTGTCGTATAAATGGATAGGTTGTGGTGCATTATTTTGCTTATCGCCTGTTAGCCAAAAGTGATGCAAATAAAAACCACCTTTTTTTTCAACAATTTTTTGTATTGCCATATTCCTATCCCATGGAATTACATAAGCTTTAGAAATACAAATCCATGTTCTGTTGTGCCTCTGGCTTGTTTCCCAACCTTTCCAAGCAACAAGCTTACCTCTGAGGTCTGCAAGTGTTTTTCTCATTATTTTTTACCTCTTTTTGCATCTTTAAGACTTTGTGCAAATTCAACGTCATATCCAGCTTTTATCATTGCTTTTTTAGTTTTCTCAGGATCATACATATATCTGTGAAAGTAATGATCACCAGCAAAGTAGTGTACACCTTCTTTTAAAAAACCTGAGAGTCTATATCTTTTAATAGTTGTACCAGAAATGTCTAAAATCTTTGCTGTTGTCATGTGGTTATATAAACCTTTATTAGCAAAATCTTTAGTAGTTATTTTGTTTATGAATTTTGAATAATCAGAAGGAACATACTGTGTAGGTTTAATTAAATCATTAAACTCTTTCATTACTAAATCATTGTGTTTTGAATTATAAGAAAGTTTACCTTTAGAGTTACCAGACTGTAGTTCTAGAAGTAATTTATATCTTTTTTGTATATCAGGGTGATAGAAATTATATGCAGCACGATAAGTGCGACCATTACTTGGGTGATAAACGTCATATCCATTAAGTCTGGAGTTTAAAAACCTATCAAGAGAAATTTTTAAGTATTTTAATTTAATATCAATCCATCTATCAATATCAGTTTTTTTCCAGAAATGTGCATCAGGTGTACGGTAAAAACGTGTTTTAACAAACCTTGTAGAATTTGGAATCCAATTTTTTTTGATAAGTTGATAAATGTAATGGAAAGAATAACCAGTAAGCTCAGTAATATCAAGGGCAGAATATTCATCTGCTTTACAATGTTGTTGAGGATTAAATTTAAATTTAGCAGTAGTATTTAAATCGTTTTTGAGAATCAATCTAATCCATTCTCTGGAACAACCAAATTTATTAGCTATTGATTGCAGTGTATGACCATCTTGCCTCATTTGTAAGATAGTTTGATTTCTTTGTTGCTTTTGTTCTTGATGTTGTTGAACAGTTTGAATTTTGTAGTTTTTCATAATGATTTAATTTGAAAGTTTGCTAGTTGATCTTTTACCTTTTGAATTTCTGAAGGTAGTGAAGCTTTTTGGTTTTTAATATTTTTTTGTATAAGCTTGTTCATTAGCTTTTCTGTCTTTTCCCAGCCTTCTTTTCTCATGTTGTGTATGTCTCTAACAATGTCGATTGGAATATCTACACCAACATTGTTTCTTATATGACCATCTGAATCTCTAAAACCATGACGGATTATTTGACCATCTATGTCGTATTGAGCGTTAGCTGCATTGCAGTAACATATAAGAGCTAAATCCTGACCTGAGAACCGCCTTCCCTTGTCATCAATGTCATAGTCTGGCAAATGATTGTTTATTAGCTTATCTGAATTACTGATTATGCCTGTATCATTGCAAGCATAACAAGTGTATTTAGGTGCGTTGAAAGTGACTTCTCGATCAACAGCAGACCGCTTGTAATTCTTCATGGGGTGTTAAAAGGGGGTGTTTTGTTTGGGTTTTCCTAATGTAGTTGCTTTTTTAGATACTGTCAATAGATATTGCTCGAACTGCCCATTTTTCAAATAACGAAAGCAGTCGGGAAAGAGTGGTGTAAAGTTATCATTCTTCAGCTGCTTTGATCTAGCTCTTATATCGGCTTGTAAGCAGTCAAGTATCTTTTCCTGTGTCTTTTTACTTAATTTACTAAATTCGGCTTTTGCAAGCTTTTTAGATTGTGATACAACACGCATTGAAGTAGGTATCTTTCTGTAAGCTTCCCAGAATGGTTCAAAAAATTTATCTACAGGTTTTTTCTTACTTAAAGTTTTATAGTTATTTGTTTTAGTTAACATTGTTTTAGTTAGGGTCGCTGACAACGACTGGGGGGGTCGCTGTGGCGTACTGGGGGGGTAGTTCTCAACGACTGGGGTAGTATGTATCAACGACCCCGCATGAATACTGGTATCTGGTACAGGAAGTGTCTTGCATTGATGCCAAATAGTGACTCTATAGCAGTTAGTTCTTTGACCAAATTCATTGATCCTATATTGCTTTTGCAGCAAACCTAGTTCTACAAGTTCAGCAACAGTCTTGATAACTTTGTCTCTGGACATTTTTGCATCATTAGAAATGGTCTGATAGCTAGGCCAAATGTTTGGATAATATGATTGCAAAACCCATAAAACTGATAGCTGAAATGGTGTTACTTTGCCCTTTAATGCTGTTGGCAAAGCTATGAATGGGGTATTCTCTGGAATAAAACTCATTTTCTATGGAATATATTATTTCTGTAAAAGGTATGGAATCTGCCCCTCAAGGCAGTAAAAAACATGTTGGTAATGGAATAATGGTTGAGACAAGTAAACGTCTAAAATCATGGCGAAAACAGGTGAATCTTAGGGCAAAGTTGATAGTGGACGATATAATCGAAGAACCAGTTGAGGTTGATGTTATTTTCTGGTTTAAACGTCCGTTAAGACACTATCTCCCAAATAAAATGCTTCGTCAATCAGCACCGACCTATATAACCAACAAAAATAAAGGTGATATAGACAAACATTGTAGAGCCTTGCTGGATTCTCTCACTAAATCCGCATTTGCTGACGATAGCCAAGTAGTAAGTTTACACGCTGTCAAAAAGTATTGTGAAACAGAATCTGAAACTGGTGCGACCATTAAAATAAGAACTATCAATGAAACGGATTTCATGGGTGGCCTGTCCTAAATGCCAAGAATACACAGATCAAAAAGTAAGAAGATCAGACCGCAATTCAAAACACGTTATTGTCAGACGTAGAGAATGTTATGACTGTGGCCATATTTGGCACACTATCCAATATCCAGAAATGATTGTTGAAGATATAAAAGCTAAATATATGTTGTGTGAGTAGTCGGGTGATGGATAAGCACTTCGCTTGCTCCCCTGCCTTTCCTTTGTGTTGCTAAAGGTGTTGTATGGCTTTCAGATCCGCTTTGCAAGGATCATCAGGCTACCCGACTCATAATTCATTTAAAGCGTGTTCAAGAGAATAAACAACTCTGGAAATAATGCCAGCGTCAAGATGTTCTCTAGCAATACCAGATCCAGATGGTGTTGATGGATTCTTTTTCAAAAACTGTCTGAGCCTGTGGGCATCTTCAGCTTTGATGTTAAGAAAAATGTTCATGTAGTTTTTAAATACACGAAGTTGTAATCTCTTACATTTAGATATTAACCCTTAAATCAATGGATCATCAAATTCTGGAATATTAGCTGTGTAGATAATATCGTCAATATTTTTGATCTGAAGCTGTATCAATGCAATCTTTTCTATAGCTGCATAGACCTCTGGCTTAGTTCTAGGCTCACAAAGATACTCAACAAACTTTTCTGATTCTTGCTCCAGAAAAGCTTTTTTAAACTGATATTCAAGTTTGTCCTGAGTCATCTTGAACCTCCATAATCTCTGCCATCATTGCAGCTAATTCAATCTCTCTTGGCAAGTTTTCTTTAAGCCACTCATGGAAAGCCATCTTAATTACTTGGCCTTTTGATGTGCCATGCAACTTTGCTAAATGACAAAGAGCAAAGTGATCTTGCTTAGAGTAAGGAGTAAACTTGAAGCTGTATTGCCCCAAGTTTGTTTCTTCTGGTTTGATTGACATTATTCGCCCCTCCACTCCTGTTGCTTTTCAAAGATCCAAAGTTCATGAGCTACATGAATATATTTGTCTCTGAATGTTTTTTGAAAGTCCTTATCTTCAATAAGAATCTCAAGCATGACTCTTGAGACAATTTTTTCTTTAATGTTTTTTGAATACATCTTTCTAAAAGTCAACTTGAATAGTTCAACGTCACCCTTAATGATGAGTTCCATTACTTCTTTAAATTCATGCCTTATGGCAAGCTGTGTAAGATGTCTTGCTTCATCAATGTCGTTCTTGTCTGAACATACAACAGCCTCTGTGATTAGGGCTTGAGCAAGTTTAAGTCTTTGATCTGGTGTCATTACTATTCCTCCCAAACTGGATATTGTGATGCATCAAGCTCTGGAAGCTCTGGAAAGTCTTTTATAAGACTAAGCTCCTGTGTATGCTTCATCTGCCTGTAATCTCTGATAATTACACCACAATCCCACACAGTTCTCTTTGTGCCATGTACAGGCCATTTCTTTTGCTTTTTAATCCAGTTGTCCACCACTTTGTAAGCTCTTCTCTTCTGCTCTTTTGGTGTTTCATTTGGTAGCCTTTGAATAAGTGCTACGAACTGGTGTGCATTTGGGTCAAAGGAACAAGTGCCTATTTGCTCTGTGTAGATGCAATATAAATTTGTTGTGCAGATTTCTTGTTGTAAGTTTTCCATTTGTTTTTAGGGTGATAGGTGAATAAAGACCCCACCAGTTGAGGTGGGGCTGATTTGTTTTAGATTATTTTGCTATAAGTGACTCAAAGCATCTGGAAGAAAGCCAGTAAAGATCATCACCAAACATTCTTTTCTCTGCTTTTGTTTGTCCTCTTTCTTCTATCTCGATTGCACCTTTATTAGCTAAAGAGCCGATTACACCTTTTAATTGATTTTGTGTAATGTTTAGAACTTTTGTAAGTGGTTGAACTTCTTCCCAATCTAATAACCACTCTGAGGGGTCATCTAAACCAAAGTCAGAAGCTTCAAGGTCATCTACATACCATGCGATAGGAAATAAATCCATAACTTGTTTTTCTAGATCAGTAAATGTATAAGTAGTTTTTACACATTTGCCTAGTTTTTCAGAATACTCAAGACCATTGATTGTTTTGTTTAGTGCTGAGTGAGTTTGTGGAAGCTTTGTCATTTGAATCCTTTGCGAAGTTTGAATAATCAGCCGATCTCTCGACCTCATATTTAAATAATACATCATTAATATATATATGTCCACCCTTGCCCTGTAAGTTTATCTAAATGTTATGGATCTGTAACAATATCTTATAGGTCTTGACAGTGCAACATAGTGCATATAATATTAAGTCATGGCTGAGAGGCCGTTCTTTCGCAAGGTATTTTAAATGCAAAACTTTTTCTTAATTATCGCTTTCATGGGGTTGTTCTATACAACCCTCTCAGGGACACTTTATGAGATGACATACAACGACTGTCATCAAAACAATATTGAAATGGCGTGTAGGGAGCTTCAGAAATGACTTTTGAAATGAAACGCATATTGCAAAGGCTTGCTGATCTTGAAAAAGGTTATAAAGATTTATCTATTTGGCATGACAAAAACAAAAGAGTTTTTCTTGAACTTAATATCAGATCAAAAAAACGTTTGGATTTTGAAACTAAGCTTACAAATTCAGTAAATCAAGCAATGCAAGCAATTATTGAAATCAATGACAGATTAGATGCTTTGGAGAAAAAACAATGATTGACTTTAATTTTGAACCACCAACAAATCAACAAGAAGCTTTATATCAAGGTTTTTGTTTATTCTTTACAGCACCATCTAAAAAGCATCAACAAGACGTTTTGAACTTAATACAAGTTATCTTGGCTGATCCAGAAGTTTCTCAGGAAATGGTGCAAGCTTGTTTTGAAAGAGCTTTTGGATTTATTAATTTAGAAATGCAAATGCACTTAGATAAAAAAAATACTGGTAAAGACCACCCCTGATCTCTACCAGTACTCCACCCATTGTCCTAACACCTAAGGACACCATTACTATAACAAAATGGAATCTTTAAACAACACTACAGAATACATAACGTCAGTTGATATTGACGAACAAGTGTACAGATCAGACCCAGCCATTGCTGCCTCTGACTTAAAATATGCCATTGATCATGGCCTTGAGGCTTTTAACATCTATAAATATGGCAAAAACAATCCTCCCAGAATTGCTACACCAGCAATGAAGTTTGGATCAATGATACATAAATTTGTATTAGAGCCAAAACTTTTTCCACACTCTTATGCTCTTTTAGACGATAAAAGGACAAAACAAGGAAAAGCAACAGCACTAGCTTTGCAAGAAAAAGGTATTCAAACTTTTACATCACTTGAGTTTGAAACTATTGCTGCAATGAAAAAATCATTAGCTAAAAACTCTTTTGTTTCCAAATACATTTTTGATGATAGTCAAAATGGTCTTGAGATTGATATGGGTGCATCTGAGCAATCTTACTGGTGGAAGCACAGAGAAACAGGTTTGCAATGCAAATGCCGTTGTGATTACTTAGTTGATGATATGGTTATTGACCTTAAAACAACAGGTGAAGGTGGTGCATCACCAGATGTATTTACAAGAACTATCACCTCATTCAAGTATCATCTACAGGCTGCTCACTATCTTCAAGGCACTGGAGCAAAGCGGTTTATATTTGTGGCCGTTGAAAAGGTATTCCCATATAGCGTTGGAGTATATGAACTATCACCTCATTTTGTTGAGCGTGGATATGAGCTTCAAGAACAAGCTTTGTCTGACATCAAAAACGCCCAAGAGTCAGGCATCTGGGCTGGATATACAGATCAAGCTCCAGACGGCATCAAAACACTTACACCCCCAAAATGGGCTTAATTTACATCATGACCAGACCACTACTTACAGGAATTATTCAGCCAGAGGACATTTACCTCAAAGGCAACTACAAATATGTTTCATGGGCAAAAATTGCTAACTACCTCCATGAACACGCAAAAGGCTGGGATTTCCATTTAGAACTCCCTCCAGAATCGCCTACAAACCCTCTGTCAAATCTTGCCGTATGGAAAGCACCTGACGAAACAGGCTTTTTAATGGGTTATTTTACAGATCCAAAAGGCAACAAAACAAGTTCTTTCCCTTATCCAATAATGGATTACAGAAACAATCCTGTTAAATGGGAAAAGATTTCTTCAAGAGATATTTCTGATTCCCACCGCAGAGCTTTATGTGCTTGTGCAGCCTTTACTTTCTCTCTTGGCTCTGAACTTTGGACAGGAAATGAGATTGTTAGTAAAGAAATTGGATCAGACCCAGCTAAAGACAGATCAGCCCAGCCAGTTCAAAATCTTTCTATCGCTGCTAAAGATGCAATCTTAAAAGCTGACACCAGACAAAGACTTGATAAATGTGCTGAGTCTTTAGAGGTGCGTTATGCTAACAGACAAATACCACAAGAGGATTATTTAGACCTTTGTGAACTTATCAAAACTAGAAAGGAGGTGATTACAACATGACAGTAGCTGGCAGCCAGTATTTCTCTACCGATCAACTCGCCAAGAGATATGGTATGCACCCAGATTCCATAAGAAGATGGCGGTATAAAGGCATAGGCCCTGAGTATTATGAACTTCCTATCTTCGCTGTATCTTATGGAGATCCTAGAGTCAGATATGACCTTCACAAAGTCCTTGCTTGGGAAGAAGCAAACGGCATTACACCCATTGAACCCTTTTAATTATTATGGCTTACGAACCCTTTGAACCAGCTTTACCTATCCCTGTAAATTTTTCAGTACAGGATAACAAATATGAGGGTAAAGAAAAATATCCTAAAAAACTACGTTTATTTGTTCCTTTGGAATCTGCTCCAGATTTTGTTACTCATGTAATGAATATGGTAGAACAAAAAAAATATCATAAAACTGGAAAAGTATATGATATGCGAACAGGTGAAAGAGAAGAAGTTGAGGGTATTTACATTTATGGCAACGGAAAGGTCGGTGCTTTCGACTCAGACGAATATGGTGCTTATGGCACTATAAACCCTAAAAAAGTAAAATTAGAGGCATCTGAGGCCACTGTAGATGTCCCAGCTAATCAAGCAGAATTATCTGCCTCTGAAGATTTACCTTTTTGATTATGTACTTAGTAACTTTTCCAAA